ATCAACATAACTATATTCGATTAATTTTATTTTACCTGTGTCTAATAGTAACTCTCTTGCCATTTTATCTATTTTCGCGTTTTTAATTGTTGCTAATATCATATAATCCATATTCAATATATCTTTTGCATATGTTCGGAAATTACAAATTTTATTCCATGTTATGCGAGATTTATCTGGTTTTTTAACTTGAACACAAATTTTATGATCCAAACTTATCAAATCAATTCCATAATCTCTGGTATGCGGAATATTAAATTTTTGAAAAAATTCCGTAGGAAGATCACTCCATAATATCATTTTAAATTTTAAAGCATATAATATTTCATAAATTTTATTATTTGACAAAAAATCTGGTTTTGTAACATCATTTTCTTTTATCATATTTGTATATTTGATCTTCCATTTTTCATATCTATCCATTTTATATAAATAAATAAAATTTGATTTTATCAAATTATTTTATAATTATATAGAACATGGGGTTTCCACATATTCCTTCAGTTAAAGAGTTAGAGGATGCGATTCTCGCACCTTTAAAAATTTTAATCAATTCAACATCTGGTGTTATTGATAATGATATTACCAGTTTGGAAAGTGCTGTAGATAAAAAAATTACTACTCTATCGACTGATTTAACCAATCTTAAAACTACCGTGAATACTATTAAAAATGATATTACTGGAATTCAATCAACTGTAACATCATTGGAATCAAAAATATTATCCGATGTAGCTTCCAAATTAGATATTATAGAGAATGGAATAAATGCAAATATCAAAAGTCATGCTCAAAATATTATAAATGATATTAAAACCGAATTATCAGATGTTGAATCTGGAATTAAATCATCGATATTGTCTGATATATCTAATTTTGTCACAGATATAGAAACATATTTTACTAAAAATATTCCAAGTGTGATAAATAAAATTGAAAAATCAGTCGTAGCTGGATTACAGGATGATATTAAAGCGGTGGAATCTGCGATAAGTAAAAACATAGAGCCGGTTATTAGTGGAGTTATGAAAATTGAAGGAGATATAGTTAGTCTAGCAACAGACATAGAAAGTAGTATATCAAAATTAATTAAAAAGACATTTGATGATGCAAAAACCATTATAATTAAAGAAATAAAAAATGCCGAAACCACACTTTCGACTATTTCAAATGATATTAAAAATGGAATTACTGATCTGAAAGGAGATATAAAAAATATTTATACCCAAGTTGAATCATTTATCTCCAAAATGTTAAAACAAATGTTATCTGAATTTACAACAATATTCAATAAAACAAAAACATTTTTGGAAACTCAGCTAACCAAACTTTGGAAAAAAGATATATATCCAGAATTCCAAAAAATCGAAAAAACTGTTATTACCGGACCGGAAAAAGCTATAAAATCAGCTATTGAAAAAATGATGGAAATATTAGTAATTGCGGTTATAATTGTTGTAATTATATCAATAACTGTGAAAGGTGTCGAATGGGGTAGTAAGAAATTATTGAAACAAGGTGTTAAGCAATATGCGATCAGTGATATCGTTGAAAAAATAAAAAATAAAATATAGTTTAATAACATTTATAACAAACTGGTTTATAAATGTTATAACTACCTATTTCTTTCAATTTATTATTATCATTTTTTTTCTTGGTATAATAAGCCGGTTTGAAACAATCAACACATATTGATTTTTTATGAATGATTTTGGTAGCAAGTGGAATTAAATTACTTATAATATCAAATGGTTTTTGCCGATAATCTCCCGATAGCCCAGCAACATGAATCGATTTACCTTCATTCATCATTTTTATTATAATATCTTCAATTCCAGGATAAAATTGAACTTCATCAATTCCAATCAAATCGTAATCTTTTGAATATTTATAAATATCATCAGCTGTTGATACAACTTTACAAGCTCTTTCAATATCAGAATGAGTTTTCACTGTGGTATCTGAATATCGGTTATCGATATTGAGTTTAAATAATATATATTCTTTATTTTTGAATAAATATTTACATTTTTCTAAACTTCCAATTAAACTTGTTGTTTTAGAAGCAAACATTGGTCCAATGATTAATTTTAAATAGGCTGGCATTTTCTATATATAGAATCAAATCAATTTTAATTAAAAAGATTTATATAAATTAATTTAATACAATATTGGGTGAATCTGTACCCATCATCTGAGCTAGTGCATCTAATTGTTTTGCACGTTGCCATTCCGGATTATATAACTTTTTTAACGATTTATGAATTGTTGGTGAACCCACAATCCATTTTTTAGGTAATTTATTTGGATGTGGTACATCAATATATGAAACGATATCGGAAATATCATTTATAGTTTCATTTAACATTTTTTTACGATTAATTACCATCATTTTATGTTTTTGTGTACAACTGGACATTACAGCCGCAAATGTTTTGAGATCATCAAATGTATCTTGCCAATAATATTTATATAATTTTTCCATAGTAGTTTTAGATAAATCTTGAGTAATAACTATATAATCTAAATTATCCCTATTTTTTGCTGGAATTAACATAGGATCATGTATGCATAATATAAGTGTTACTTTATAATGTCGTCCATTATATATAAATTCTACAAATTTTTGATCTTTAGACCAATTACCTTTTTTTGATTTAGTTTCCGCACTCATATCATCCATAATAATTATAATTCCGTCACGTTTTAAATTCATTCCCTTTTTCTTACGAATCCTATTATTTTCATTTGATATAATTTGTACCATTTCAATATTTGATAATATTTTTGGATTATATTCTGAATATTGAAATAAAGGATGTATACAACAATCATAATCATGATTCAATATAGAAGTTTTAGAAAATACAATAGATAATTTAACTTTCTTTTGCATATAAAATAATATCCATTTACATAATGTTGATTTACCAGTATGTTTTTTACCAAATATAGCTATATTACTACCGGGTTCGAAATCTTTAATTCTCATTCTTGTTATCACTGTTTTACCCATTTTTTAATTTTCTATATTGTATATAAATAAAGATAAAATTGATTTATAATTATAAAAATAAAAACATGCAATTTAGACCAAATATCGATAGATTTATATCAAATGAATCTACTAAATCGAAACTTAAATTACCAACAATATCCGATGAGCAAAAAGCTGTCGTTGATAGTTTGAGTGATAATAATGTTATGGTTGATTCTGTAGCCGGAAGTGGAAAAACCACAACCGCTTTACATATCGCAAAAAGATATTCAGATGCGAATATTTTATTATTAACTTACAATTCAAGATTGAAAATAGAAACAAGACAGAAAGTTAAAATATTAGGACTTGATAATATGGAAGTACATTCATATCATGCATTTTGCGTTAAATATTATGTTGGATATGATGCAATTACAGATAAAGGTATATATAAAACAATTGATAATGATGTAGATCCTGTTACCAAATTTAAATATGATATTATTATAATAGATGAAGCACAAGATATAACAAGACTATTTTATAGATTGATAAATAAAATAGATCAAGATAATATTAATAAAAATTGCAAATATTGTATTATTGGAGATAAATATCAATGTATATTTAAAGATTTACAAAATTCTGATAAAAGATTTTTGATTTATGCAGATAAATTATTCAATTTCAATAAATTACCATGGGTCAAGAAAAAATTAAGCACGAGTTATAGAATAACATCGGAAATGGCTCAATTTATAAATACTTGCGTATTGAAAGAACATAGAATTAAATCCGATAAAAAAGGTGATAATACAGTTAATTATATGATTATCAATTCATTTTCCACATATGATACATATAGTGAAATAGTTAGATATTTTAACAATGGCTACGGTCCAGGTGATATATTTATTCTAGCCCCATCAATTAAAAATAGATCGAAAAATTCGAAAAGAAAATCACCGCTAGCAAAATTGGAAAATAAAATATCACAGAATTATCCTGTATATGTTCCAATAAACGATGATCAAAATATATCAAGAGATGTTACGAAAGATAAAATTGTGATAAGTACATTTCATCAAATAAAAGGTATGGAAAGACCTATTGTTATATTATTCAATTTCGATAATTCATATTTCACTCATTATAACAAAACAGCCAATAAAAATTTCTGTCCAGATATATTATATGTAGCATTAACGAGAGCAAGTGAACATATTTCTATATATCATTCATGCAACGAGGATTATTTACCATTTATCAATAAAGATCAAGTATCCGATTATATCAGGAGTTCAAAACCTATAAAATTGAGGAAAAATAAAAAAACCGGAACTATCTTTAAAAATACGTCACCAACAGATTTGGTAAGTTATTTACAATCAGATATTATAACTAATGCATTAAATTTTATTAAAATTACAAAATTAGAAGAACCACAAAAATTTATAAATATACCTATTAAAATACGTGTTGATAATTCTATCGAAGAAGTATCAGAAATTAATGGATTGGCAATTCCATTTTACTTTGAATATTTAATGAAAGGTCATATAACATTATTGAAAAATGAATCGATGGATGAATTACCAATTTCCAAATTATTATTGATATCAAATAGCTGGAATGCAAAAAAGACAAAATATCAATTTAAATTAAGGCAAATAAAAAAATACGATTGGATGACCAAAGAACAACTCGATTGTGCGGTCAACAGATTAAAACGATATATTGATAAATCTTCAAAATTTGAATGTAAATTTGGTTTATGTGATAAAGAAGAATTGGAAGATTATGATTTACATGGATTTATAGATTGTATCACTGATGATACGGTATGGGAGTTTAAATGTTGTACAACAATTAAAGATGAACATATTCTACAATTAGCAATCTATATGTACGTTTATAAAACATTACACCCGGAAAGATCCGATATGAAATATAAATTAATAAATATACTATCTAATGAAGTATACGAATTATCAGCTGATTATGAATTATTGAAGAAAATGATAAAATATTTAATTAAACAGCGATATTATATAAACCAAACAGAAATTGAGGATAAAGAATTTATTTCCAATATATTGAAATTAAATGACGCATATGTCAATTCAGAAGAACGTAAATATACAGCGATATTAGATATAGAAACAAATTCTGTATTTCCGCCTGTTAAAATTATACAAATAGCATATTGGATATATGATGAAGAGAATAAGAAAATAATTTCGAAACAAAACTTGATAATACGAAATGACGCAAATTTGGTTGATTATTTTAAACAAATTTCATTAGGTGATATGGCTTATCGTGGTAAACGATTAGGTGATGCTTTAAAAATATTGAGAAATGATTTAAATAAATGTAAATATATTGTTGGACATAATATTCATAATTTTGATTTAAAACATATAAATAATGCATTTGATAAATGTTTTATCAAATATGAATTACCGATTGTTTTAGATACAATGAGATTAACAAAAAATTTGATTAATGTGAAAAATAAAAATGGAGGGAAAAAGGCACCAAAATTGGAAGAAGTATTTAAATTTATTTGTAAAAAAGATGTAGATGTTCAAAAACAACATGATGCATTTTACGATGTAGAAATAACGTTTGAATGTTACAAGAAATTACGCGAAGATGGTAAAATTCCACTTAATTAACATCTATTCTTGGGAGATATATATTTCATATTTAATATATCAAATATATCTTTTTCATTTTTTATAGTTATGTTCTTACCTTTTGCATTTTTCAAATTATATTCATTCAACTTATATCCAAGTTCCTTTAATTTTGTTCGAATTTTTACTCCAAAATTACCAGATCCAGTAAAATAAAATAATGCAGTGATATATGATTTAATTGGTATTTTACGTATATCAATTTGGATTATAGTATTTTTATATTCTATTATAAAAGTATATTTGGTATTCCCGAGTAAAAAACAATTTTTATATCTTTTATATTTCTTTGATATAATTTTTGATATTTTATTCAATGTATGATCTGTAACAATTAATATATCAATATCACCCAATTCTTTTTTCTGTCTTCTATAAGATCCAGCTACAGTAAATTTATTCAATTTTACACCATTCGAATTTAACAAACTTTCAATTTCGGTAGTTACTTTCGAAGCGATATATCTTGAAAATTTAATCATTCGTTTGTAATATCTCAAACCAAGTAATTGAATTCGGGTTAAACTAATAGTTTTTATTTTCAATAAATCTTCCGGTTTATTAATTGTAATTTTTTCATTTTTAATTTTTTTTATAAATGCCGGTCCAAATCCTTTTATACGTAATAACGGTAAATAACATTTTATATTTTTTATTTCTTTTTCCAATAATTCCGGATGTTTGATTTTTTCTTTGATACGTTTTCCAATTGATCCGGTACCTTTTGATAAATATTTTACAGCTTGACAATATGCTCTACATCTATATCGATCACCTATAATATAATACAATCTAGCTAATTCTCTCAATTTTTTTATAGGTTTCATATATAATAAAAAAAATATAATATTTTAATTTACTGTAATAAAATCTTTTATAAACTCACTATGAGTCATTGAATATAATTTCAATTCTATTCTGTTTATAAACGCAGTATTAAAATGACCAGCTCCATATGAAAATGAAGATATTCTATAAGCATGATCACGAATTAAATTATCATGTGAAGCTGTCAATCCTTCCATACTTTTAACAATTTTTCTTTGTAAATATCCAGTTGGTGCCGTTTTGTGTGCAGTATCATTCAATCCTGATCGCCCGGTTTTTGCATGAAAATATGCTTCCGATAAATTTAATCCGTTGTAAAATGAATTATATATAAATCCACGTGAACCCGGACTTTCGGAACCTTTAGGAAAGAATGGTAATGTTCGATTATCAAAATTCTTTATTGCTCTCTGTTTCATAATTTTTTGTTGTCCTAAACAATTTTTAAGTTGAATTATATGTTGATCACTGCCTTTTGAACCAGAATAAATCATATTTGCCAAATTGTTATCTTCACCAATATTGTTTTTATGAGTTGTTAAATAATCCTTCAACATTATGGCATTTTCCTTCATATATTTACCAGATACTGCGCTAATTTTAGATTCATATACTTCTTCTGGAGTATTTGTTAAAGGTATAGTAATCTTCTTTTGGTCAAAATCATTCAATAATTTAAAAACATCTCCGTCTATTTTATTTAAATTTTTTGTTACTTTATCTGTTATTGTTGTATCTATGATCAAATCATTAATAGATAATGTTGCTCCGTATAATTGAAGAAATTTATTTGTTATTCTAACCAAAGCATATATAATCTTACTGGTTAATTCACCACCAAAGTTTTGAAATAATGGTTTGATAATAGCCTTTTTTATCAATCCTTTGGTTAATATTCCGCGTTTAACAATTCCATTTTTTATAACAAAACCACTCATATCTATATTAAAATCTTTGGGAAATACACAAGTTAACATATCAATGATTTTATAATTCCCATTTTTCAATGGTTTTATCTTAGTTATATCAAAATATTTTGCAAAAGTAACTACTGTCATGAAGAAATCGGGATCTACTTCTTTATGACCATATTTAGTCATTAAATATAAACCCAATACATTATCCTGTATTAACGAAATGATTGTTTTTGATGCTCCTATACCAACGAAATTCTTCGATACATATGATATATTTTTAATTTCCGTTTGAGTCATGACCGAAATAGGATAGAATAAATTACTCTCATCACCATCGAAATCCGCATTTAAAGGAGATGTATTAACTATAAATAGACCTATACTTTGAGTTTCATCTTTATAAACCTTCGCTTTAAACCCCATAAATGAATATCTATGTAAACTCGGTTGTCTATTGATTAATACATAATCCCCAGATATCAACATTCTTTCAATTACATCACCCGGTTCCAAATCATCAGCAATAATCTGTCTCATTTCAGCATCGAAAATACTTAATTTAATCTTCGATTTTCTACCCGAAATTTTATTACCATATTTATCATGCGATGTTGTATATACATATTCAGCACCAGGATATGTATTAGCACCATTAAGTATATATTTTTTAAGATATTCTTTATTGATTTTATTAACCACTTCTGGGAAAAGAAGTGATTTTGCGATATATTTCGGTACTCCTATTTCATCTTGCTCAATATCATTATCCGGTGAAATAACACTTCTAGCTGTATAATTAACACGTTTACCGGTTATATTAGCTCTCATTAAACCTTTTTTAGTTTTAAATCTATCAGTTATCGGTTGAATTTTATGTCCTGGAATATGACTATATGCCAATCTGTATTTTTTATCAGCATTGGTATTCATGATATTTGATATTGATGAAGATAATATTTCATATCTTTCCCAAATATTTTTTGGAAGTTCAGGATTAATTTTTATTTCATTTTTATTTTCATCAATTAATTTTAAAATTTTATTATTTTCCTGTACTACCAAAACCAACTGTCTAAACATATCATCAGCAGATTTCTTATTATCACTCGTCTGCATTACTGGCCTCAATGATGGTGGAGCGACCGGGTAATATATAAATATCATCCACTCTGGTCTACTGAATTTTGGAGAAAATCCCAATACTCTTATTTGTTGATCAGTTAAATGACTAAATAACCATTTTATATATTTCGGTCGAACATTTGTAACATGTTTTTTCTCACCATCCGATTTATCTATAATTTGAATTCCGAACCCACGATATTTATCAAATGTTGGATTTTTATAATTACGACATGATGAACTTTTACATGCGGTCGATGATAGATTGGATATATCTTCACATTTATCCAATCTATATTTACTTTTCAATTCCAATATACTATCATATCGATTCGGTGGAATAAGAAATTGCCCACATTTAAAACACATACATTTGATTATTTTTTTAATTGAATTGATAAAATTTGTATTTATCACAGGTTCTGCTAATTCAATATATCCAAAATGACCCGCATCTTTATCCGCATTTAATCCACATGTTTGACAGTATATACCTTTTGTGGTAACTCCCAACCGCGGATCATACATAGAACCATTCTTATTTTCTCCATTTTGAATACCTTCCCAAGATGTTATTTTAACATGTGCCATATCTTTAATTTGCTTCGGACTCAATATTGTAAATTGAACACCGACAACCTTTCGATTAGGTACAGCTATATTTTTTGGAGAATCCATATTTATATATATCATAAATAAATCAATTTTATTAAAAAAATATATTATTAAAATTGATTTATTTATGATATATAATAAATGGGATTAATTAAAGTATTTACAGATGGAAGTTGTTTAAAAAATGGTAATGGAGGAATCGGAGTGTGTTTTCCAAATAAAGAATATAGTAATGCATCCATACCGATAGAAGGTAAAACCACAAATCAACGTACTGAATTATTAGCTATAGCCCATGCATTAGGTGTGATTGATGATAATATGGATATAGAATTGACATCAGATTCATTATATTCTATCAATTCATTGACTATATGGTATCCAAATTGGATAAAAAAAAATACAATAAAAACTAAAAAGAATTTAGATATTATCACGCCACTTTATAATTATATACAACGCCACCCTGGTAAAATAACATTTAAACATGTCCGAGGTCACCGTGGTAACATATGGAACGAAAAGGCCGACCAATTGGCAACAATGGCCTCGGCAGCTTTACAAAAAAAATAAAAAATATACATTTTTTAAATAAAATATTTTTTTGATTTTTTGTAAAATTTGAATTTATGAATTATCAAGAAATTCATTTATTCGTTGCTGGTCTTCATCAGATAGTGTATTCTCACCAGTAGGTCCACTGATTTTAGTGTTATTCACATCTTCGATAGCTTCTTTCCATCCGCTGTTCCCTCCCCGATTGGTTCTTCTTTCTCCTTGATTAGTTCTTCTTTCTCCTTGATTGGTTCTTTTTTTCTTCTCAATTGGTTCTTCTTTCTCCTTGATTGGTTCTTTTTTCTTCTCAATTGGTTTTTCATTCTTGATTAGTTTTTCTTTCTCCTTGATTGGTTCTTCTTTCTCCTTGATTGGTTCTTTTTTCTTCTCAATTGGTTTTTCATTCTCAATTGGTTCTTCTTTCTCCTTGATTGGTTCTTTTTTCTTCTCAATTGGTTTTTCATTCTTGATTAGTTTTTCTTTCTCCTTGATTGGTTCTTTTTTCTTCTCAATTGGTTCCTTTTTCTTCTCAATTGGTTCTTCTTCATCCTTGATTGCCTTATATTGTGCTATCAGTTTCTCTTGTTCTGCGATTATATCATTTTTAGATTTTTCCTGTTTAGTAATTTCCATTTGCAAATTTTCGAGTTCATTATTTAGATTTGCGATTGTCCTATTACTATATACCATATATTGTTTTAAATATTCAATTTGATTTAATTGATCTTTAATCTCAACTTCTCCATTGGCAATTTTCTGGTCATACTTCTTCAATTTCTTAAACTGTTTAAATAATTTTTCAATTTTCAATTTTAAACAATTTATATTTTGCTCACTATTAAATTGTCTGATTTCAGTTTGATTAAATCTCACATTTGTTGAATCACCTTTATATATATAACTGAATAATACATCAGATTTACAACCAGCGATTTTTATAATGATATCTCTATTATAAACTTTCAATTCTATACAATATATAGTTGGAAGTTTATCTGATGTTAGATTGATATTATCGTTGTCTTTTACATAATCTGTGATTGTGTTTAGTATTTGAGTATTTTTACTACAAAGTTTTTCGTAATTAGTTTTAAATAAATTGAATAACATCTTTTAATTTGTACTTGTTATAGATATTAAGATAAAAATCAATTTCTATTTATGGTCGACAATATTTATATATAATTGATATTTTTTCCTTTTTCAATCTAATATAACTCTTTGTAATTTATAAAAAAAATTAAAAAATGTATATTTTTTAAATAAAATAATTTTTTGATTTTTTTTTGTAAAATTTGAATTTATAAATTATCGAGAAATTTATCCATCCCCCTTCTTGCTTGGTTTTTCTTCTTTCTCTTCTATTAGTTCTTTAATTTTCTTATATTCTGCTACCAGTTTCTCTCGTTTTAAAATTATTTCAACTTTAGATTTTTCGTGTTCAAGCCGATCTATTTTATATTGTTTAATTTTTTTTTAGATTTGTGATTATCTCATTGTCTTTTACCTTAGATCGTTTTAAAAATTCAATTTGATTTAATAGATTTTCAATCTCAACTTTCCCATCGGCAATCTTCTGATCATTCTCTTTTAATTTCCTAAACTGTCCAAATAATTTTTTAATTCTAAGTTTTAAACAATTTATATTTTGCTCACTATTAAATTGTCTGATTTCAGTTTGATCAAATCTCACATTTGTTGAATCACCTTTATACATATAACTGAATAATACATTAGATTTACAACCAGCGATTTTTATAATGATATATCTACCATAAACTTCCAATTCCATATGATATATATTTGGTTCTTTGTTTCGTATCAGCTTGATATTATCGTCATCTTTTATATGAACTATGATTGCGTTCAATATTTGAGTATTTTTACCACAAAGTTTTTCGTAATTAGTTTTAAATAAACCGAATAACATTTTTTAATTTGTACTTGTTATAAATATTAAGATAAATATCAATTTTTATTTATAATCAGTAATATTTATGTATAATTGATATTTTTCCTTTTCAACCTAATATAACTCTACGTAATTTATAAAAAAATTAAAAAATATACATTTTTTAAATAAAATAATTTTTTTGTGTGTTTAATGAAACTTTAATTCGATGAATTCGGATCTATTCCGCGTTTATCTTTTATATTGTTTAGTTCTTCAGTTTGTTTGTCTCCTAATTATTCACGTAAATCGGGATTTGAGGCTCGTAGTAATCTCGGTATTTCACTGTACAAGAGATTATTCAATTTTGCATACATGATTTTTGTTTTGTCTTCATTTTTTGTTGCTTCATTATAAGCATTCCCTTTGTTCTCTAAATTGAACTGAGTATATGAATCAAGATATTTTGGTTCATAAAATAATCCCCATAAATGTTTCTTAGCTTCACCGAGTATACCATAATTGAACATTTCTGATGATGACCAATTGAATCTCAATACCATTGTTAAAGGTTTTTCGATACCCTTCAAGTTGTAAGCTAACACTACATTTTCACCTACTTCAGTTATAGACATGTTGGTATCGAATGATGTTTCATATATGTATTGGCAAACCATTTTTCTTATAAAAGTTTTATTCATGCAAATTTTTTCGTATTTTGTTTTAAATATAAATCCCATTTTTGTTTTGTTTTTTGTATTTGTTGTTACAAATAATACACAAAAATCAATTCCTATTTACGGAAAAATTGATGCATTTTCAAATTAGAAAAATAAAAAAATTGTGATTTATTCACATCGCTCATCTAGCGTTCTTTCAATTATTATTTGTACATTGTGAACCATCTTCTGCATCATGATATTCAACTTCTAGTTCATCATTCTTGTGTTTTAGTTCTTTATTTCGTTTTTCTAGTTTTTTATTCTCTTCTAGTAAACTTTCAAATTGTTGACGTCGTTCCATGAAGTTTTCAACAAATACCTCAACCTCTTCAACATTTTTATCCCAGTCATTTCGTAATTTCGATGCTACTTTCTTATGAATTTCTATGTTTTTATTCCATTCTTTATTCTCTTGTTTTAGTTCCCTGTATTTTGCACGTAGTCTATCGAGTTCTTCAGTACATGCTTTAACTTTTTCAATCCGCATATTTTCCAATTTTGATATTTGTTTCTTATGCTCTTGTTCTAGTTTTCCATTCTCTTGTTTTAGTTCCTTGTATTTTACACGTAGTTTACCAATTGCTTCAACACCTATTTTAGTTTGCGATTTGATTAATTTGTTGTTTAGTGCAATATTTTGTTTTTGTTTAACAATTTTATCTTCATTTGACTCAATCTCATATTGTTGAAGAGTAATCTTTGTTTTGTTAAGCTCCATCTCTCTGTTCTGACTAATCAATGTATTTTGAATTTGATTTTCGAGTTTAATTATATTTTCAATTTTCATAAAAACACTTTTAACCTTTGTGTTCAATAATTGATCCCGTGTTGCCACATTATCAGTTTGATTAAATATTTTGATTTCCTTTTTGGTCATTCTCACATTTGTTGTATTTCCATTATATGAATATGCGAATAGTACATCAGATTTGCATTTAGCAATTTTTATGATAAATATTTTATCATAAATTGATATATGACGAATCTTTGATTCTGCTGGTTTTACATTACAAAGGTAATTGTGCATTGACACTGTTTTATTAATTGATTTCAATACATTTCCGTTGTTGTTACAAAGTTTTTCATATTTAGTTTTAAATAAATTGAATAACATCTTTGATCTGTTGACGATATCAATTAAAAATCAATTCCTATTTTCAAAAAATATAAAAATATTATATATATTGTTCAACCATTTGTGTTCTGATAATATATTTTATCTTCTCGTCTAATATTTTTTGAACCCCATAATTAGATATATAATTGATTTTTTTGATTATTTTTCTATTCATTTTTACATGTGTGGTATTTCCTTTATATTTATATTTAAACAATACATCGGGTCTACAATCGGTAATTTGTATATTAATATTCACATCAGAAATTGGTAAATTTATACATATATTATGTATAGTGGATTCTTCAGGTACAGTAATTGATTTTTTAATTGATTTAAATATCCTATCATTATCATTACAAAGTTTATTATATTCTGTTTTAAATAATTTAAATATCATATTTTGAATTATTATTATATTTATTCATTGATAATCAATTTCTATTTTCGATAATTATAAAAAAAATAGAAAATAATTTATTTAATATATTTAATGTCTGTTTCTAACATTTCTAAAAATTTTTTATGATTGACTTTTTCCAATTTCTCATTTCTCTTCATTAAATTTGCAATAATTTGATTTTGAATATTTAAACGTTCTTTTTGATCGTCTTTTTCCAATTTCTCATTTCTTAAATTTGCGATTGTTTGATTTTGAGTATTTATAAAATTTTCACATTCACGATTTTGATTTTTCAATTCCATATTTTGAATCGCCAATCCACGAAAAGAATATATTAATGAATTTTGGTATTCTAACAAATGTTGATGACGTATCTTATGTTCTGCAATTTCTTGTTGTAATTCACTCACCGTAGGGGTAAATGGATCGTATTCTTTCAATTGATTAGTTATTTGAGTACATATGATATGATAAATTTTTTGATGTAATATCCATTCAATTTGCTCATCACTTGAATTATTAATCTTTTTTATCTCTTTCTTATTCAACACTACATTTGTCATATTTCCATTGTACCCATATTTAAATAATACATTAGATCTACATCCAGCGATTTGTATGGTGACAGTTGTATTGTCATATTTCAATTTTATGTTACGTATAGTAGAATCAGCTTTTAAATGTTTTATACTACTTATTTGTTGAAATATTCTGTTGTTGTTATTACAGAGTTTTTGATAGTTCGTTTTCTTTAAGTTAAACCACATTTTATAATTATTAAACATAAATCATTTCCTATTTACGAATAAAATTAATTAATACAAAAAATAAAATATTTAATGATTTTTTATAATTTTTAATTTAATGTCGTATTCAGATGGTAATTGTATATTAAATAATTCATCAATTTTACCGCAAATTAATACTATGGTGGTTGCCTCGGATGTAATTATACCCAAATTATTAATCTTATCAATATCATCATCATTCAATTTTATATACGTAGTTTTCCCTATAATAGAACCAAATATATTACTAATGGTATATTTAAATAATACATCACGTTCACAATCGGTAAATTGAAATTTAACATACAAACTTAAACACGGAATTTCTTGACGGTAAACGAATGATAGGTCTGAATTATATATATTTTTTAGATTTATATGGTAATTATACATCATATATTCTGTTAGCATATTTCTCAATAATAATTTATTTTGACATATTTTTACATATTCAGTATCTGGTAAATTATACATTTTATTATATATAATTAACAATCAATTTATATTTTTTAATATACTTCTTCCCAATTTGCACCACCAACATATGCTCCCGTTCCGGTAATTGTTTGTACAGTGAGTGTCAAAATATCTGAAGCCGATCCATCAATATTTGTTGATAATGAAACCAAACCGTTAGCAATTTCACCCAATTGATTCGCATTATCGGATGAAAATATAGATAATATTTTTCTTGAATTCGTAGATGTGAACGCAGTAGCAGATATATTTGCTTCAATAGCACTATCTGCATCCACACTAACGAAAGAACCACCGGTTAATGGGTTATTACTTGAGGTAGTTGCGAAATTAATATATACTTCGAATAATGAATCCTCATTTCCCGTAGCTATAGCAGATATAGTATCCAATATTATATTTGTACGACGGTGTGCATTGGTATCCGTTTTCAATCTTATTGCAACTAATGGTACCGGAGTTGTACCGGCAGTAATAGTTGTACTTCTATTAACAGAGAATTTTTCACCTACTTGATCATAACCACCGTCACTTTGTACCGAAGCACAAATTTGTTTCATTGATCCAGAACCACCTGTTGTTGATAAAGAATATCTTATAGGTAGATTTGCTGTGGTCATATAAGTAGTTACATTAACATTGGAATTGAAGAAGAAATGCGCAAAACACACACTATCACCTATAACAAATCCACATCTTACAATTCCAACACCGAGCCATTCTAAATCAGTAAACATAATTTGTGCTTTCGTTATATCCAATACCTGTCCACTTGATCCATTACCATCAAATTTATCTATATTCCATGAATCCTGATTAATTATCTGATCTACTGGGGTTCCAGTGATACTACTTCTTAATACGAATGATACATTAGTTCCGTCGTATTGAAGAAATATACCATTCTCATCATCAAAATATCCTGCTCGAGAAGTAACAGTATTTGCATTAGATCCTGAATTAAGTACAGTTGTAACATATATTCCCAATGATCTAGCCGGTTGGTAAATGGCATATTGCCTCGATTGTCTGGTTATACTATCTGTACCTCCGATAACACTCATATTTATAGTACTATCATTCACATTAGCAACAGCACTTCCACCACCACTATTAATTTCATATTCCCTCGCTTCGTTTTTACCTTTAGTATGTGTTAAATACAATAATCTTGTTGGTAAAGATACTTTTAATCGTGCGAATGCATCGAGTTGATTTGAATTTATTTGTATTTGCTGCGGTTTCGTTTCAATCATATTGTAATTTAATATCGTTTGTATTAATAAAATCGATGATCCTGATGATCCATTGGTATAAATTAAACGGAAAAATCTACTTTTGACACGTATTGCTTCTGCAAATTTTTCATTTGCAGTATAAGTAAAAGTAGAATATGTTGTCCATGTATTATTATTTTGGCTAAATTGAATTTGTAATCCTCCCGATGCACTACTAACATTGGATAAAATATTTATTGAAACAGAAGAATGATGTTGTACATCCTTTGCTATACCGGTATATACACCACCGATACTAGATTAACAATAGTACTGTTTCCGTCGTCCATTATATAACTAAAAAAATATTTATAATTTTAATAAACTTCTGTCCAATTAAATCCCCCTAGATAAGCCTGATTTCCACTGATTACCCGAGCGGTTAATGTTATGATATCAGAAATGGATTGACCCATATCCACTGAAAGTCCTGTTAATCCCTGAGCTACCAATTGAGTTTCATTATTATTATTTGATACATATGTAGATTGTAATCTTCTTGAATGTCTACTTGAAAAAGCCGTAGCTCTGGTATCCACTTCAACTGAACTATCTGCCGATGATAATGAGAATGTTGACGCGGTTAACGGATTTCCAAATTCATGTCTAGTTATCCAAAGTTCGATTAATGCATTAGCGTTACTTGGTGTAATAGCGGTAATTGAATCTAATAACACATTTGTTCTTGCGTGTGATGTAGTATCTACTTTCAATCTTATTGATATTAAAGGAGTTATAGTTGTTGTTGCATTTATAGATAATATACCTCGATTTTCCGAAAATATAATTCCTTTTGGATCGTAACCACCATCACTTTGCACCGAAGCACAAATTTGTTTCAATCTTCCAGAAGCAAGTCCATCATTTCCAATTAATTGATATCTAACTGGTAAATTCGCGGTGGTCATATATGTAGTCGAATTAAGATTAGAATTGAAGAAGAAATGTGCAAAATTAACGGTACCACGTATGACAAGTCCAGTTCTCACTATTCCAACACCAAGCCACTCAAGATCTATAACAAATATTTGTGCAGATGATATATCTAAATTCAATCCTGATGGACCACTTCCATCAAATGTATCTATATTCCAATCACTTTGTAATATTTTATTATCAACTGCGGCACCAGTTATATAACTTCGTAGAACAACTGATATATTTGTTCCATCATATTCTAAAAATATACCATTATTATTATCAAAATATCCCATTCGAGAAGTTAATGTTGAAGTATTATTATCTGAATCTAAAACACCCGTTAAATATATAGTCAATGATTTACCGGGTTGATATATAGAATATACCCTGGATTGTCTTGTGATAGATCCAAGTCCGGTAATCGTCATGTCAACCGCACTTTCATCTTCTTTCCAATCTTGAGACGGAAGACCACCGGAATTAATTATACTTACCGTTTCTAAATTTTCATTTAATCCTCTGGTATGTGTTAAATCAAGAATTCTTTGAGGATTTGAAACCTTAATTCTACCGAATGCATCAGCTTGTTCAGTTGAAAACATAATTTCTTGAGATTCACTTGATACCACAGCACCTTCTTCAGATAATATAGATTGAATATTTAAACTTGTTGTCGGTATCGATCCATTTGTAAATACAATTCGAAAATATCTGAATTTTATTCCAATAGATTGCGTCATATGTTCATTAGCAGTATATGCAAATGAATGAAATGTTACCCATAATGAATTATCTGGACTAAATTGTATTCTTAAACCATTGGATGCACTGGTTTGATCAGATATAACTGTGATTATTATGGATGCAAATTTTTGTACATCAACAGCTATACCGGTAAATATTGCACCATTACCTAAATTAACATTTGTACTATTATCATCATTTATTTGACTGATACTAACCATAATGAATATATATTAAAAAAAATATTTATAATTTAATTATTATATGTGAACGATATCATAAGTACCAACAATAGTAGTATCATTACCGGAAACCCTACCACATGTAAGTCGAATATCGGATTTTGCTGGTAATTCAATTGGACATGATAATATAACATCAAAATTACTACGTTCAACTACAGTGGTTAATGTTTTAACTGCAAATCCACTACCAAACTCACGAACTTCTACAAATATATCACCATCTCGTATTGAACCACTAAATCCAATAATACTTGCTCCCCATTGTATCATATATCCAGTTTTGTTAGCGGGAATTGTATGACATGCAATATGCGTTTGATTACCTCCAACGGGCATCACCGCAAAAACAATTCCACTTATATTGTTTGTTACAGTTAAACTCCCTGCATTTTTTCCGCCACTTCCTACCGTTTTAACAGTCGCATCTGCCATTCGTATAAAAAGTTTTGTTGTTATTGCAGTTGGGGTAAGTCCAGTTAATGTAACTAATTCTTCAATTTCATCATAATTTTCATCTAAACCTTTCAATAATATAGTTCTTGCACCAGTCCCTGTCCCATTATCAGCGGCATTATCTGAAACGACAGTTAGTGCTTCTGCACTCGTGGCATCGAATCCAGTATAAACTCCACCTCCACCCCATATATCTTCAGGTGTTGATCCTGTGTCTATATCTGTATTTCTACCGAATTTATGTATTGCATGTTTCATTTGTGATCTTTTTATAAAATATGACGATTGTAAATCACTAAATTCATCAGATGAATGAACTATTAATTTACTTTGTATGGATATATTTGTCGTTGGAGATCCTCCATTTATGTATGTTAATTTATAATATCTATATTTAATATCAACTTGTTGGAAAAATTTGGTGTTTGCCAAATATGTAAATGTATTAAAAACGGTCCAATTTAAATTATCTGCACTAAATGATATTTGTACACCGGTAACATCACTATCAACATCGGATAATATTGTTATTGATAACGAATCATATTTTTGTACATCCGATGGTATACCAGTAAAAACCACCGATGCATTCAAATTTATAGATGTACTATTATCATAATCAATTCTATTGAAATTAGGTATAATGGATGGTATTATATAATAAATAAAAAATATAATTTCAATATCAATTAACATTTTTTAAACTATTTAGTTTAATCTGATCTTTGTTTATTTTAAAAATAAAAAAATATAAAATCGATTTTTTATTTATATAAATAACAAATATTCATATGTCTAATCCCTTCGTCAGTTATATTTTTATTTCCCCACATATGTAAAGTATGTAAATTCATATATTTAATCCCTTTATCAGTTATATTTTTATTATCACCTATTTGTAAAGTATGTAAATTCATATGTTTAATCCCTTCATCAGTTATATTTTCATTAAAATTTAAATCTAAAGTATGTAAATTCATATGTTTAATTCCTTTATCAGTTATATTTACATTCTTAAATAAATTCAAAGTATGTAAATCTATATGTTTAATCCCATCATCAGTTATATTTTTATTACATTCTAAATTTAAAGTATATAAATTCATATGTTCAATCCCATAATCAGTTATATCCTCATTAGAATCTAAATTTAAAATATATAAATTCATATGTTTAATCCCATCATCAGTTATATCCTCATTAGATCCTAAATCCAAAGTATGTAAATTCATATATTCAATCCCTTCATCAGTTATATTTATATTATCAGTTAAATATAAAGTATGTAAATTCATATGTTTAATCCCATCATCAGTTATATTTTTATTTTCATATAAATACAAAGTATTTAAATTCATATATTTAATCCCGTCATCAGTTATATATCTATTATCATTTAAATCTAAAGTATGTAAATTCATATGTTTGATTCCTTCATCAGTTATATTTTTATTACAACCTAAATTCAAAGTATGTAATTTCATATGTTTAATCCCTTCATCGGTTATATTAATATTACCCCATAAATCTAAAGTATGTAAATCCATATGTTTAATTCCTTCATTAGTTATATTTTCATTCCATTTTAAATTCAAAGTATGTAAATTCATATGTTTGATTTCTTCATCAGTTATATTTTTATTACAACCTACATTCAAAGTATGTAATTTCATATGTTTAATCCCTTCATCGGTTATATTAATATTACCCCATAAATCTAAAGTATGTAAATCCATATGTTTAATTCCTTCATCAGTTATATTTTCATTCTTATATAAATCTAAAGTATGTAAATTCATATATTTAATCCCTTCATCAGTTATATTTTTATTATATCTCAAATGCAAAACATATACATTTTTAAACCTTTTTTGTTTCAATATCTTATCATTGAAATTACCCCCATCTAATTCAACATTCCGGGCTAAATTGTAATATATAAACTTATCTAATTTATATAATTTAATCTGATCATTGAATTTTAAATATTCATATACAATCCCAAGCAGATCCGTGTTCATTTTATAAAAACAAAAATTAATTTTACCAAATTAAATTGCAAATATTCATATGTTTAATCCCCTCATCAGTTATATTTTTATTCCAATCTAATTCCAAAGTATGTAAATTCATATGTTTAATCCCATCATCAGTTATATTTTTATTTTCATATAAATACAAAGTATGTAAATTCATATATTTAATCCCGTCATCAGTTATATATCTATTATCATTTAAATCTAAAGTATGTAAATTCATATGTTTGATTCCTTCATCAGTTATATTTTTATTACATTCTAAATCTAAAGTATGTAAATTCATATGTTCAATCCCTTCATCAGTTATATTCTCATTACTTTCTAAATTTAAAGCATATAAATTCATATGTTTAATCCCTTC